TTGCCGACAGAACGGATTCCTTTCAAGATCAAGACAAGTGCTAAGCTGTTTGACATTCTGTCGAGCGGTATCTACAAAGATAAGATCCTTGCAGTGATCCGTGAGTATTCTTGTAATGCATTTGACGCTCACGTAGACATGGGCAAGATAGATGTTCCCTTTACAATAAGGATGCCCTCTTTGATTGATCCGACATTTTCAATTGAAGATGAAGGTCCTGGGATTGATCCAACTAAGATCGGAGACATCTTCTGGACCTACGGCGAGTCTTCAAAGACTGATCGAGACGATCAGATCGGAGCACTAGGTCTTGGGTCAAAGTCAGCCTTTGCATACACCAAGAGCTCCTTTATCATCAAGAATCGCTTTGAAGGCATCGAGTACACTTACTTCTGTTTCATCAATGAGAGCGGAATGCCTGACGGATCATTGGTGTCTCAGGAAGCTACTGAAAGATCTTCTGGAATCACTGTAGAATTTGCTGTCAGATCTGAAGATGTCACTGCATTTCACGAACGTGCAGGTCGATTCTTCAAGTATTGGAACAACGTAAAACCTACTATTGTAGGCTATGACAGTGCTGAAATCTTTAAACCTGATCCTGAAGCGGTGATCAAAGGTAACGATTGGTATGTTGAAAGCTCAAGCACTTCACCTGGCCGTACGCGAGCAATCGCCCTAATGGGAAACGTACAGTATCCAATCGAATCTGAATCAATTCCTAATATTCCGAATGAACTAAAGCTGATTACTGACAATCCGTTCGTGATCACCTTTAAGATGGGTGCACTTGGGTTTGCTTCATCACGTGAAGCTCTTTCATACGACGAAAATACGTGTAGTTCTATCATCTCGAGGCTTGAAGAAGTTCGAAGTGAGATTGCAAAATCATTCACCGACAAGGTCTTTACTAAGAGCACAAATCACGTAGAGTTCTATCGTGAATTCTATAACACATATGCTGAACTTCGAAAAGTGCTAAAGATCTCATCAAACGTAATCTACCCCGTAATCTGCGCTGATACTGAAACAAAGATCAATGAACTGTTCACCAAGCTGCTAGTGAACTCTAGCTATAATGATAGCGTTTATTTCAATGGCACCTTGATCGCGATCAAAGATCTGATCTCCGGGGTGTTCAACCATGAAGTTGAAAATTTTCAAGATTTCGGACTTTACATTCTGACGAAACAGTCATCTCGTAGTTCACGTCTTACGTTCAAGTCTTGCACCGGATTGAAGTTTTCAGCGCTTGAAGAAATTAAAAACACTGACATCTACCCTTCAACAGACTGGCGCTATCGAGACAATGAAAGCTGTGATGTAGGTGAAGTTTTGATAGAATATACCAATTGGCGTTCACGTAATATTTCTACGCGAAATAATCCAGGAATATTTGAAAACATTGTCAGAATGCTTGACAAGTTTAAGGTGTCTTCTAAGAATTCTTTTAAGATTGAAATTGACAAAGATGATGTCATCTTTGTTCTTAATGACGTGGGTAGTGTAGGTGATGACAGGTTCAAAGAGATCGTAACTGCTAACAAGTTGGGTAATTATACAGTCGAGCTAAACAACGCTAAGATTGATAGATCTCAATTGATCTTTGTGAACTTTAGTCAAAAGATCTGCACAGTTTCTGACGTAGAGAAAGAACTTACTTCAATCACATCTGCATTTTCTGGATCGAAGATCGTTAAACTTTCAGCTCTACCTGATCTTCGCTCCCCTGCTGCTCAGGAAAAACCCGTAGCAGGAAGTATCAAGACAAAGGTCTTGACATACTGTAAATTACAGGCCAAATCATTAGTTGATGTTAGCATTAATGAATTGACAACGACTCAATTGTTTGAGACACACGGGTTTGTCCCAAAAGCTACTGAAGTAAAAACGGTCATGATTGATGATCTAAAGAAACGGAAGGTAGTTGGATTTGTGATAAAAAAAGGTCATAATGATTTTGTTGACGAAGTTGGTGGATATCACAACTATCTTAATTCTCGTGATGCAATGATTCTAGGATATCATTTTGGAGCCTTTGATGATGCTCTAGTGAATGAAGAACTTCCTATCTTGATCTTGACTCGAGGCCAGTATGAAGGTCTCTTAAAGAAGGGTGTAAACCTAAAGACGATCAAAAGCTTGGTAGCTGAAAAAGATAAAGAGCTTCAAGCTGAAGAAGATTCGATCGCTCTCTTAAAGTCAAAACTTTCGCTTAACAATATTAAGATCTTTAAGGATTTTGATATGTGTCTTTCTAAGACTTACAAAAGACAGGACTTTTTGTCACAGCTTGTGAACAATAACAATTCACTGTTTAAAGAATTGTTTTCAAAGTTCATTGAACAACGTAAAAACATGGATAGTCTATTAGAAACCATGGCAAAAGTTAGACTGACGAGTACATTGAAATCCATCACTGTTTTTGACGTTATCCATGAAAATAAACTGATATATAAACAGATCTATGATAACTATCCATTACTTGAGTACATAAACTTTAATAATAGTAGTAACATGCCGGTTAGCTGGATTGAAGATTTTGTAAATCACATCATCTTTTATATCAATCAAGTAGATGCTGAAAAGACCGCAGTTAAAGAACAATTTATTGAAGAAATTGCTTAATTTGTTTACATTTTTAACAAATTAAGATATAATTGTAACACCTTAATAGATAAGAGGAAATCATGAAAATCAACACCCTGTTAGGAACCATAGTTAAGTCCAGTTGGTACATTGTAGACTGCACAAAAGCAAAGTCTGTTATCGTGTCTGGTCCGTTTAAGACACAAGATGCAGCATTTGAAGAGAAGGCAAAGCGTGGTTGGTCCGATAAGCCTGATGGCAGCATCAGCCACGAAGTAATGTCTGGCAAAAATTGTCTAGCTGAAGGCATTAAGTTTGCTGGATAAGTTTCCGTAGTAACCATGTAGTTAAACAATAGTAGTCACATGTCGAATAGCTGGATTGAAAATTGTAAATCACATCATTTTTTATATCAATCAAGTAGATGCTGAAAAGACTGCAGTAACACCTTAATAGATAAGAGGAAATCATGAGAAACATCTTTTACACTAGACATGACAGTGGGTTGACCTTGATGAAGGATGGAAAACAGAGCACAGTTTCCAACACTCATCCTAATTTCTCAAAGATCCTTGACGCGTTGAAGAATGCTAAGTTTGAAGAAGTTGAAAAGTTGATGAGCATCAAAGATGCAATCAATTCTGCAGGGATCAGTAAGAAGTTTGAGGGACAACGTGTCTATGTTGATAACGGAAAGGTCTTTTATATTGACTCTCACAAGAAATCACATGAACTACACGGTGCTCTAGTCAATCGGATCATTGATGACTTGGGTAAACCTTCATTTGAAAAGTATGCTGATGCGCTGTTAGCGTTCCTTAACAACATCATGAAGAACAAGCTTAAGGATATTCGTGAAGAACTGTATGAGTTCTTGATGTCAGGTAAGACTCCGATCACTTATGATGGTTGTTTCTTGGCATACAAGAAAGTTCGTTTTGACTACTTTGACATCTTCACTGGAAAGATGAACAATGCTCCAGGTGAAGTTGTGATGATGCCGCAAGCTGAAGTTGACACCAACCGTAACAATGAGTGTTCTCGTGGTTTGCACTTTGCTTCGATCGGTTACTTGTCAAAGTACAGAACTATCGATAAATTCAAGATTGTAATCGTAAAGGTGAATCCATGTCACGTATTTGCGATTCCGCGCGATTACAACTGTCAAAAGGGCCGTGCTAGTGAATACTTTGTTGTGGGTGAATACAAGAGCAAGAATAACCAAACGGTTGATGCGTTCAAAGATTCGTTTATTGATGAAAATAGCAAAGAAGCTGCAGCACCTGAAGTTGTATTTGAACCCTCGCTGAAACCCAGCTTGCTGAAGACAGCAGAAGCTTGGAACCTTGTAAAAAACGGAAAAGCTCGGATTATCACAAGGGCGACAGGTGAAAAGGTTGTTGTAGATTGGAGTGATCCTAGTAGTGATGCTCAAATCATGTCATTTGAAACAAAGTCAGTTCGTGCTGCAATAAAAGCTAAGATCGCTGAGCTTGAGAAGAGCTAATTGTTAGTTAGTTTTCTTGAATGGGTGGTCAAATGACCACCCATTTTAATTTGTAAATAGTAATTTATATAGAATTAGAACGGAGAATGGTATGTCATCTATCTTGACACTTGACAAAAATTATCAACCACATCGCTGGGTCTCTGTTGAAGATGCGATCGTGCTTGAGAGCAAAGAGCTTGTAGTGGATCGTCTCGGTGAATCAATCGTGATCTATCACGGTGGTACTAATCGAATCACAGGACAGCGCTCTTTTATCGAAACAAGTTCAATCATAGTAGTTGACGGCGCTCCTAATCCGCGCAAGTATCATCATGATCCTGTCCTAACAAATCATGGGTTGTTCCAGCGTGATCTCTTTATCTGTGCTTACTGTGGTGATGTATTTAAGACTAGCGATTTAACTCGTGACCACATTTATCCGCAGTCAAAAGGTGGACGTGACATTTGGATGAATGTTGTTACGTCTTGTAAGGATTGTAACTCTATGAAGGGTGACACTCTTCCTGGACACAAGCTACCTTTTGGGATGTTAGGTCCTCAGTTGACAGGAAAGATTGACTTGCTGTATGTTCCATATGTTCCTTGTAAAGCTGAGCACCTTTTGATGAAAAATAGAAACGTTAAAATAGATCAAATGAAGTTTCTTCTTGAAAGGGTAAAGAATAAAAGCTCAAGAATATTTGACTATGCTATTAGCAAATTCGGTGATAACTTAAACTCTTCTAGTCTTTACGCTCATGATCACTTCACTGAGACATCTTATGTCAATTGATTATGAAATGATCTCAGAGCTTGTTGACGTGATCGCCGATGAAAAACCTCTTGACTGGGAAAATATCAATTATGACTCAGTCAAGAGCATCGCAATCTTAAACATGATGGAAAAGTATCATGAAACAATGAATGATCCTCAATTAAGTGAATCAGGAAAAGAACATACGTTGGTCGCAGTTCTTTCGTACTTATTACTTGAAAACACTCAATTGTGGATTGAACGAGAAGAAAGTAAACGAAATGGAATATAAAACACATAAACAATTGCTAGAAGAAATTGACATTTTAACAAATCAGACAGAACTATTAACGTCTCAAAATAAGATCTTAAACAGTAGAATTGAAGAGCTTGAACACGATCGTCAAATTCTTCAATCAATCTGTGAAAGCACAACTTATGAGATTGAAATCAGTAGGTTAAAACGACTACTTAACGCGCTTTACTAATATTCTGTAATCAAGCTATTATTTGATTATGTACAATGTTATAACATATTAACATTGGAGATCGATTAAGCTCAGAATCACTCTGTTAAAATAAGGATCAAATGATGAATGTAGTTATGAAACTTATTGACATGAAAGTGCCTGACCAAGTTGGTCAAAACTAATACAGTAACTTGAATGTTTACTTTTGTACTGACTAATATTATAATGATCTTATTGAATCAAGGATATACAGATCAGAGGTTACGTCGGAATAGAAAACTTCCCTTCGAAAAGGAAGTAGCAGTACGATAAGAAAACCTTTCTTAAAAGAAGCCATAGACTTGACCCGTGACGTCTTGAAGAGGCAGAACTACTAGAGTAGCTGGCCAGGGAAATAGTAGGAGTTAACCTCTGATCTGTATAACTTGTAAAAGAGGTTGAACAAAGGACGTTCAAGTAATAGCTGCTTCTTTCACTTATTGGAAATTGTTGCTCACATATAAATATCATCATGAAAAACTTTAATTCATATCTTAGTAGCTTATCGTATCTATCCTCATATTTGTGGGGACGAGGCCTTAGCTATTTGGTGACTGAATGATGTAAGTTCATACAGAATTTAAACAGCTAAGGCTTCCGAATAGGAAGCCTTTGTTTTTTCAGAAGCAAAATGTTCATTAACAATTTAGAGTTTTTAGAAGTGTATCTGAGATTGGTACTCAGGACCGCCTGCTAAGCGGATCGACCCGGAAACGGGTTGCAGTTCGATTCTGCACACTTCTGCCCAAACCATCATAGAATCAGTGGAAGATGATACAATTCATGAGTTGTACGCCTTAATGGTAGGGCCCCGGGTTGTAACCCCGAGAGCGGCTAGTTCCGATTCCTACACAACTCACCAATAATTATTCACTGTCACATAAATGTGTTATAATGTATATTCTTTTACGAGGAATGAAATTATGAAAAGCTGGTATGTGATCGTAATGAAGGGTTATGAAACACTTCTTAACAAAAAATGTTTGACAGTGAAAGAAGCAAATGATCTACTAAAAGCAAAAAAAGAAGAATATCCAGCATCTAAAGGATATTCTGTCATAAAAGAAAGCTATTAAAGTTTTGGGTCTCGCAAGTAAGGATGGTTGGTACCGTCAGGAGCCTGTAAAGCTCTCCCTTCAAGGCATGCAGTTCGATTCTAGCCGAGACCCACCTGTGTAACAAAAAGAAGAATATCCAGCATCTAAAGAGAGATAAAAGTAGTTTACTTTTTTAAGCATTGTGATATAATGACTTAAATTGTTCTTTAAAATTAAGATAGATTTGAAAGGTGTCACTGATCTGACTTAAATATAAAAGGTTTGACAAACTGTGTGATCTGACTGTTACACAGGTAAAACAAACGCCTTAGTCAGAAGGAGTAGATAGCTGAGGGTGCAAACCAAAGCGAAAAGGAACTAGATCCCTGCTTTAAGTCAGATCAGTGGCACCTTTCAAAGCTATCTTACAAAGCGAGAGTGGTGGAATGGCATACACGCTGGTCTTAGAAACCAGTGCCGAAAGGATTGAGGGTTCAAGTCCCTCCTCTCGCACCAAATATATTCTTTTGATGGTTGAAAACTTGATGGTAAAAGTGTGATGCGACATAAAAGTGAACTTGTGTGCTTTGCTCCACCTGGAGAAGAAGTATTAAGGATTATTGAATTTGATATTGCAAAGGCGCACATGATTTCTGAAACCATACAGAACACATATCTAAAAAGGAAGTATCATTGGGTGACTTGAAACGCAACGTTCGATTGAACAACACATGGATGATCTGAACCAAAGGTAACTTAAAGTCTGGGTTCGATTCCTCCATGAAGTACCAAAGATAAATATGATGTGTTACACATAAAGCTTGGTTCACTAGGATAAATGTAATGAGCGTATGTCAATTTTGTGAACAAAGTGATTTACAGACGCGAAGCTATACGCGAGATATGCTTTACAAGGGAATCAATATTACGGTAGATGGGCTACAGTGTTATTATTGCCCTACTTGTGAGGTAGAAATGGCCTCACCAGAGCAGGTGGATCATAATGCTCAGCTAATTCGCAATGCTTTTATTGCGGAGCGTGAACGGGTGCTGAAATTTGTCGCATCCGTGAGTTAGACATAAAATGCAACGGAAGTTTGGGTGAGTGGTTTAAACCAGCAGTCTTGAAAACTGCCGAACAGAAATGTTCCGTGAGTTCGAATCTCACAACTTCCGCATCTGGACACTAGAAAGTTACTCGTGCATAAATACTTGCATGAAAATTTACTATCTAGTGTACCAACTGACCAATTTGGTCAACGGCAAGATCTACATCGGCTGTCACATGACAAAAGACATGAATGACAGCTACATGGGATCAGGGAAGCAACTCGGTTATGCTAAGAAGAAATATGGCATTGAGAACTTCAAGAAAGAGATCTTGAGTACTCACGAGACACCTGAGGAGATGTTTGCTGAAGAAGCACGACTTGTAAATGAAGAGTTTGTAGGAAGAGATGATGTCTACAACTTGACGTGTGGTGGTAGAGGAAGTTGGGTTTATGTGAATGCAACTCTTACAGAAGAACAACGAATTATTGTTGCAAGAACTGGTGGAATTGCTGCTTCTAAAAATCACCCAAATGGAAGTGATAAACGAAAAGAATTAAATGAAAAGCTGAAAAAGGTTGGAGATATTTTAAGAAATAAAGTTGCAAATGAAACATTCATCCCAAGCAAAGTTTTTTGGCAAATCACACTCGGAAAAACCAAACAAAAGATGTCTGATGCTAGAAAAGATTCACAATTAGGTTCAAAAAATTCTCAGTTTGGTACATGTTGGGTAAAAAGATAAAATTTCACTTAAAAACAAACTTGATCAATTAGAAAAGTTTGTACAAGAAAGATATGTTCGCGGCAGAACAATGAAGTCTCCAGAAACATCACGAAGATCTAATGAAAATTATTGAAATATTTGAATCCATCAGTAAAACAGTTTATCATTCAAGTTCTGAACAATTTGATAAATTTAAGCAAGGTCCTGCATGGTTTTCAGTAAACACAAAAGATGCTAATAATTGGCATAAGAGTGGGTTATTAAAAGGTAACATTACGTAACGTAACAAAGAGGACTGATGTAATTGGTAACATGCAGGTCTCCAAAACCTGTCTTGGGGGTTCAAGTCCCTCGTCCTCTGCATGTAACTTTTTTTTGTGTCTCTATAAATACTCCCAACTGGAGTATGAGACATGGAAAAGAAGCAAAATTGGTATGTTAACCCAAAGAAATATCACTTCATCTACAAGACAACTTGTCAAGTAAATGGAAAGTACTACTATGGAATGCACTCAACTGATAATCTTGAGGATGGATACGTCGGATCAGGTACAAGACTATGGCGCTCAATCAAGAAGTATGGACGAGAGAATTTTAAGATAGAGATCTTAGAGTTTTGTTCTGATCGAGAAAGTTTAAAGAAACGTGAACGTGAATTAATAAATGAAGAAATGTTGGTTGATCCAATGTGTATGAATTTAACATTGGGTGGAGATGGTAGCTGGGTTGGATGTAATAAAAAATTGACCAAGGAACATTATTTTAATCTAGGAAAGCTTGGAGGATTTGCAAATCTTGATAAACTCTCAGATGATTCTTTAAAAAGAATAAATGATGGCTGTAAAAAGGGTGGAGCTAAAGCTTTTAAGGGACTATGGAGAACTAATCGAAAATTAATGTTAGAGATTACTAATAGAGCAATTATTGCTGCAAATTCTCAAGAATCAAACGAAAAAAGAAAAAATACGTTAAAAGCAATAAATCATCAACAAGGTGATAAAAATTCTCAATATAATACTTGTTGGATTTTTAATATATCTCTTAAACGTAGTAAGAAAATTAAAAGAGAAGATATAGAAAAATATTTAATTGAAGGATGGACTAAAGGTAGAAAAATTAACTTTTAAAGTTATACACATCAATAATATCCAAGACAAATAATGAAACTGAAAGATCTTTAGAAGTCTGTGTTCTTATTTAGACGTCGTCTAATGTCGTAGACGATTCCCTCTTCATCTTTCTCGTTCCATTCTCCATAAGCATGTATTACACCCAATCCAGAATTATCTACAGCATAGGTGATATTTCCGTTCTTTGTCTTGATAAACTTGATCGGATGTTTATTACCCGAACGATGATACATTTCTTTAACAGAATTAGACCACTTTACTTGATCAGAAAGTGATTGAGAAACTCGTTCTACTAAAATTTCATGGATTTTCACGGCGTTTACTCATTTAAATGAATATTTATTCAAAACTTGTTTACTTTTTACGTAATTTTGTTTATAATAACTTTAAGTTATCTTAAATATTTAAACCTTGACAATCAGTGACGAAGGAAAATAGAAAATGAAATATGAATTGACAGATATCAAGAACGAACAAGGGCTTTACCGAATCCGAGCACTAAAAGATTTCAATGATGTTAAAGCCGGAGATCTTGGTGGTTGGGTTGCATCCGAAGCAAATTTGTCCCAAGATGGAAACGCATGGATTTACGATGACTCAATGGTGTTTGACAACGCACGTGTTTCTGGGAACGCAAAGGTTTTTGACAACGCACGTATTTCTGGGGAATCAAAGATCTATGGGAGCATGAAGATTTGTGGGCACACGGAGATCAATAAGCCACGTGTTAACAATAAGAAACCTGGACTTGCCCCGAAGGCAAAGTCGTTTACAATGTTTAAGGACTTTATCTAATCCGAGCACTAAAAGACTTCAATGATGTTAAAGTTGGAGATCTTGGTGGTTGGGTTGCATCCAAAGCAAATTTGTCCCAAGCTGGAAATTCGTGGATTTACGATGACTCAATGGTGTTTGACAACGCACGTGTTTCTGGGGAATCAAAGATCTATGGGAACATAAAGGTTCGGGGGGGGAACACGGAGATCAATAAGCCACCACGTGGTAACAATAAGAAACCTGGACTTGCCCCGAAGACGTTGAGTAAAGTTGTTTTCTAACACAATGAAGGAGAATAGAAAATGTACAAATATCAACAAGTCCCATTTATAAAGTTCGCAACAGCTGATGCCGACGATAAAGGATCGAAGATGAATTTTGTTCGTATGTCGGAATGCGGAAATGAGTTTGCCACAGGCGAATATAATTTGCCATTCTTTTCTTCAGTTCCCCCTGAAAACATGAAGCGTCGTCTTCAGCTCTCTCGACGCATTTTTAGAGGCATGGGACGATAAAAAAGTTCTTGAGGACAAAAAGATGTTAACCGCAAAAGATCTAAAACCGAACCAATATTATTTTACGCGAGTTGATAATGGCAATTGGATTTTGGTTTATGCCCAAGATGCATCATCGAGGCCTGATGATTGGTTTGAGGAAGGATATCCAAAAGTGGAAGTCATGTGGATGGGCTGGGATGTTGGTGACGTATCTAGCGGTTTAAAGGAGTATGAATTTCTGCTTGCGTCCTTTAAGCAAGGCGAGGTTCCTTCAATTGTAGTAGATAATGCTTGACAAACGACTATCGTAGCGAAAACAAATGAACAAAACTTGTTTACTTTTTACGTAATTTTGTTTATAATGACTTAACTTCAATGATAAATGAAGTTATCTTAAACGACTAATCAAGGAGAACGACATGAAAGACAATATCGCTACTTTCGTTTCAA